CGACTCCGGACGGCAATCAGTACGTGTACGTCAGGACGTCCGAGGCCGCAGGGACCGGGGATGACCCCTACTTGGCTATCGTTGTGGCTCCCGCAGCATATGTGGACATATTCTAGCATCGATGAGGGAGAGTGGCTACACAGAAAGAGATTCTTGAGGCAATAGAAGGACTTTCACGACAGGTAGGCGCAATCACCAACGGCGGGCTCGGGGCCATCCGGAGTGATGTTGCGGCCCTGGGCGTGAAGCTGGATGCGTTCAACGGTAGGCTCGAGTGGGTCCACGAGTGCGTGAACAAGCACGAGGAGCGGCTGACCAAGCACGACGTGGAGTTGGGGAAGCTCGGAGTGGCGGAGGAGGGGGACAAGACCAACTGGGGCCGGGTTTGGTCGGTTATGCAAAAGGTCATCGAGTGGGGCCTCATCGGGCTCCTGGCGGCGAAGGTTACCTTCCTGAAATGAAGAAGGTCAAACTTATAGTGACGTCAGGGGACCAACACGCAAACTCCCTCGTTGGCCTGTGTCCTCCCGAGTATGAACGGGAAGGCGGAGGAGTAACAAAGCCATCCCCGGCTCAAGTGAGGTCCTGGAACAACTGGCTTGACTTTTGGGGGAATGTCGGGAACACGAAGGCGTCCCTTGATGCGGAGGTCATTGCGGTTTTTCTCGGGGACCTGGTTGATAAGAATTACCGGAACCCGGCGGGGCTCATCTCGGTCCACGACCCGGACATCATCGAGCTTGGGCTCAAGGTGATTCAACCGGCCCTCGAGGTCTGCGACAGGCACTTCATAATCCGGGGGACGGCGGCTCATACCGGCGGGCTCGGGGCTCTCGAGGAGTTGATTGCCCGGGAGAGTGGAGCGGTCCCGGACCCGGAGACAGGAGCGCATTCCTGGTGGTGGTTGCCCCTCCTGGTCTACGGCACCCGCTTTTCCTTCCGGCATCACCCTCACACAAAGGGGTTCCGGCCCTGGACACAGCAACCGGCCCTGGCCCGGGAGAGCGCAATCGTGATGTTCGAGTGCGCCAAGCGCGGGTACACCATCCCGGACGTCTCGGTGTTTGCTCACGTTCACCACTACGGGGATTCAGGGGACGCCACTCATCCCCGGGTGTTCTTTACTCCTCCTTGGCAGTGGACGTCTGACTTCGGGTTCCGGCTCGGAGTGGCGGAGGATGTTGAACCGCTCGGGGGGATACTTTTCACGGTAACGGAAGACGGCTGGACATTCAGAGCACGCAGATACTTTCCGAAAGAGAGGGACCCTTGGAAGATTCAGTGACGATGGACGTGACCCGGACCGCTTTGCTCAACGAGATTCTTGACGTGATTACCCCGCAGTGGGATAATGACCCCGAGGCGTTCACCCTTTCAGAGCTTGTAAAGGCGGCGAAGGCTCGAGGGGACGGGTCCTCACCCGACACCGTGAGGCGGAGGGTAATGCTGATGTTCAAGGAGGGAAAGCTGGAAAGAACCGTTGTGACCCGGAAGTACGACACCTTCATCCGGAGGGTTGTCGCATATCGCATAAAGAAGGAAAGGAGCAACTGAAATGAACATAGCACCATTGGCCGAAGTCCTACTGTGGCTGGCGTCCTTCCCTGCGCTTGCCATCATCGCCTCCTACTTTGTACAGGCCATCAAGGCGGTCTTCCCGGGGGTGAAAGACAAGGCGGCGTTGGTCCTGTCGGTGGTCTGCGCCGGGGCGGTCTGTATCGGGGCCAACTACCTCCTGTCGCTGAACGTCCCCATCCCGGCCTGGGTGGAGCAACTCTGGCCCACCGTGGCCTGGGTCCTTTCGCAACTATGGTACACTTTCGTGTTGAAGAAAAAGCCCGCTGCCGCCGGGGTCAGCCCATCGAAAGAGCCACTGTAAGAGGGCCCGCCAGCACGACGTCCGTGTGTTGCGGGGCCCACCCAACGTAGGCTCCTCCATAGAGGAGGGCGTTGGCGGCAATCAGGAAGGCTCGGGGATTCTCTTCAACGAGGTCCTCAACGAGTTCGGCAAACATAGGGTACGGGATGATGACCCAGTAGGGCACCATCCCGTACCTTTTCTTGAACTCTTGGAGGGCGTGGCGGACGGCCTCCTCCGGGGAGAAGCCCTTGATGAACCCCAGCGTCATCCACTTGGCTCCGGATACGTCCGTGGCACTCATAATCTTCACTTGAGGCTCCTGACCGGGACGGCCCGCCAGTGAGAGAGTCCGAGGGCAATCTGCTTCCCGAAGCCCCGGTCAAGCTGAAAGCCCTTCTCCCGGATAGTGGAGACGGCGGCGATGTAGCAGTTGCCCGAGTCGGCGTCCATCAGCCGGACCTCTTTCCCTCCTGCGTTCTCAACCTCTTGGAGGGACGTCTCATCGAGGGCCCACGACAGCGGGCTCCGGAGGAGGTGCTTCTTGGACTTTACGGGTTTGGTGAACACGCCATCCTCTACGGTCCCGACAACCTTTGGTGGCGTCCCGGCGTAGATGGGAACCTTGCTCATTCGGGGACCTCCTCGGGAGGGTTCCCAAACGGGTCCCTGATGTCCTTCTCCGTGACCCCGAGTTCCCTTGCGGCTTGCTCAAGGACGTATGAGGACCGGGAAAAGCCCTCCCGGAAAGGGTCCTTACAGGTGAGAAGTCGGATGACCTCTTGCTGATACTTCCGGAGCAGGACCTCCTTGACTCTACTCATCTTCATCCTCCCAAGTGTCTTCCGGCCCGGCCAACTCATCGGCCCAGGTCCGGAGCTTTTCCTCATCTGCCGCCAGCATCTTGTCGAAGTCCGGAGACTCCCGGAAGGCTGCGGCGTCTTCCGCCATCTGCTCGTTGAAAAGCACCTCAAGCTCCCTCGGAGTCACGCTACACCTCCTGTTGTTACCGGGTAGGCCGGGTTGGCGCAATCCCGGCGGATGACCCAGGAATACTCCGGGCTGACCTCAAGGACAAACTCGATGACGTGCTCGAGGATATGACGCTCGTCACCTTTGTTGATGAAGTCAAACCGGCTCCTGTTGGGGCGGCGACCCTCGGCGGAGTACCACTCGCAACCGGCGGGGTGATGGGCCTCGTGAGTGATGATGACCTCGATGGGCTCCCCGGTCCGGGGGTCCGGGAGGGAGGCGTAGGTGGAGCAAGGGAGGCAATTGGTGGCGGCGATGAGCCGCTGAATCGAGTGGACCAGGCTTGTCAGGTTGTTCACAGGAACCTCCTTGGAGAGTAGTGGGCCTTTCGGCTGGCCCGGGCTTGTCCTAATCCTATCCTGCCCTATTATAGCAGGAAACGGAGGGAAAGTAAATAACAAAACGGTTACTTTTTGGTTACAATTTTGTCCCCGTCAGGCGTTCCCGTATGGTGCGGTCACAGAGGAGTTCCACGAGGTCATACACCGTCTCAACCCAGGTCCCGTCCGGCCTTCCGATTCCAGTTGACCACGTGAGGTCAACCGTGTCCGGGCGTCCTACCGTCCAGAGGCCAGCGTCATCCCGGAACAGCACCAGGACACCTCGGGCCTGTTTGAGCGCGTCCATCGCTCTCTCCTCCCGGCTCACACCGTTGTCAAAAGCCTTCCCGAGCACCTCATCCATCGTGGACCCGGAGAACAAGACGGTCCCGGTTGCCTCGGACTCGAGGGCCCACTCCCCGGAGTCCCGGTGGCACAGCCGGGTCCCGGCGGGCAGTTGTTCGGACTTTACCATTTTCACTATCCCCTTTCCAGAGTGTTGACTATCTCTCTCATCATACCGTCCTCAACAGTCCCGGTCCCCTCCGTGGCGGCGGTGACTACGGTCCGCTTGGCGGCGATGAGCTCGTAAATGGCGGTGTCAATCGTGTTGTCGGCCAGCAAGTACCAGGCGTTGACCGAGGAGGTCTGCCCGATTCTATGGCACCGGTCCTCCGCCTGGTCGTGTTCAGCGGGGTTCCATCCCTGCTCAAGGAAGACCACGTTGGAGGCGGCTGTAAGCGTGAGCCCGAGTCCACCCACCTTCATATTCAGGACAATCAGCCGGACGGTTGGGTCACGCTGAAAAGCCTCTACTGCCTCTTGGCGGGCCTTGACCGGCGTCTCCCCGGTGATGGCCTTTACTCCGAACCTCTTGGCGACGGCCTCAAGGACGTCCTGGTGGACTCCGAACACCACCAACTTCTGCTCTGTCTCAAGGAAGGACTCAATCCAGTCCAGAGCGGCGGTCAGCTTGCCTCGAGCGCACAACTGCTTGAGCCGTTCTATCTTGACCAACTGCTCGGCCTTCATAGCGTTGGCCCACGCGTCTTTCCCATAGGACTCCCGGACCCACTCAAGGAAGTCCGCCACGGCCCGCTCATACTCCGGGCGGTTGTCAATCGGGACGGTCAGGTCAGTCCGCTGCTTGGCGGGAAGTTCCTTGAGGACGTCTGCCTTTTGGCGGCGCACGTAACAGGTTGAGCGGAGTCGCTCGTTGAGCTCGTTGAGGTTGGCGGCTCCGGAGAAGTCCCATCCCCAGGACCCTTGCTTGGCATCGCAGTACCTCTTGGCGAAGGTCCAAAAACCTCCGAAGTCCTCCAGCCGGTCAAGAATCTGTAACTGGCTGATGAGCTCGTGAGGGCGGTTCAGGACCGGCGTCCCGGTCAGGGCCAACCGGAGCGGGACACCCCGGGCGATGGCTTTGCAGTAGGCGGTCCGCTGGGCCTTGTAGTTCTTGGCATAGTGGCTCTCATCCAGGACAACGGCCCTCGGGAGGAGGTCCGGACGTCTGACCGGCTTGCCGTCTTCCATCGTTACCATCTTGGAGAGAATGTCATAGTTGACGATGGTGATGTCTGCTACCTCGTTGGCTCCACCGTTCCACACGGACACCGTCTTCCCGGGTATCCACTTGAGAGCCTCGTTGCGCCAGTTGAGCTTGAGGGAGGCGGGGCAAATGATGATGGCAGGGAAGGCTCCTGCGGCCGCAATCGCGGCCAGGGCCTCCACCGTCTTCCCGAGTCCCATCTCATCGCAGATGAAGGTCCGCTTGGTCTTGAGAACGTACTGGACCCCGGCGACTTGAAACGGGCGGAGGGTCCCTCCTAGTTGTTCAGCCGGTAGGTCAAGCGCAATCGCTGTCTCCGCCTCACCCAAGTCCCGGACCTCCGCCTTTGCGGACCGGGCCCGCTCCATCTCCTCGAGGGCTTGCTTGGTGGCTTCAATCCCGAACCGCTTGATGAGGTCCAGGAGTGGCGGGACGTTTTCAGCGTCCGGGATGATGCGCCACGTCTTCCCGGTCCACTTTCGTCCGGCCCTCGGGAGGTCCCGGATGGCGTTCACGAGTTCCCTGTTGTAGGGAGTGTCCAGGACCACCGCAACCTTATCCCACGAGAGGGTCCCGTTGAGGACCTGGGGCTGGGGCTCCGGGATGGTGTCGTAGTCTATCCCGGCTGACTTGAGTTGGGCCTTGTACTTTGCGAGCATCTTCCAAACGGCCCGGGCCTGGTTGGGAGTCGGGTTCGGGACCTCCGCAATCTTGTGGCCGAAGTCGCTGTCATAGGCGTTGAAACCGATGCCGTTGAGTTGAGCAACCCGGTCCGGGTCCCGGCCCACCATCACGTCAAGAGCCTGTCTCAAGAGGGGATTCATCTGTTCTTTCCCTCCAGAACGGCGATGGTAACTCGAGCCTGGTTGAGCGTGAGCTTTTGGACGTCCACAACCCGGGTCAGCGTTGGGTCAACCGCAACGTACCAGGCCCACTTTCCGAGGGAGGCCACACAGGACTGGCCCGACCGGAAGATGTGAAAGACCGTGGCTCCCTTCTGGACCTCGGAGTCAACGAGTTTGTTGAACCGGGCCAGGACCACCTCTTGGCGAATGTTCTCGAGCATCTTCCGGAAGGACCGGACCGCACTTGCGGCTCCCTTCTCACCATCGTACACCCTTGCGGATACGTCCATCGCAACCCGGGTAACTCGGACCGTGAACGGTCCGGGCTCGAGGGCTTTCATCTCGGAGTAGACGGCCTTTTCCAACCGCTGCGCCTCATCTGCCAGGGCCATCCAGTTTGCGTTCATCACTTCACCTCCACAAAACGGAGGGCCACGAAGACCTCCTCAAGGGCCGGGTTCTGAAAGGCGGTCACGTTCAGCCTACGGGCCAGGTCCGACAGCGGGGCAATCATCCCGGCTATCGAGAGGTAACTCCGCTTGTCGGTCAGGACGGCGACCATCTTTGCCAGGACCAGGCTCTGCCGGAGGGTCTGCGTACCCTCCGCAAGCTCAAGGGCGATGTCGTGGACCAGGTACTCCCGGGCGGAGTCCGCAATCAGGCTCGGGACTCCGCTGCCCTGGGGCTTGTAGTTCCGGTTGATGGCGGCGAAGACCTTTTCTGAATCCTCTCGTGATACCGTTCTCACCGTTAGCTTGCTCATCGTTGCCTCCTCTTTCGTTCCTTATCCTGACCTAGTATAGCGGGAAAGTACCCGAAAGTAAATAACAAAACGGTTACTTTTCGGTTACAAAAAGGGGTAGGAGAGGGCTTTTCAGGGCCCTCTCCCGGAAAGAGGAGCCGGGTGGGGGATGAGTCCACCCGGACCAGGTGGGGGATAAGTCCACCCGAGGGGTGTCTTGACCCCTCTGCGAGAGCGGACCGGAGTCCGCTCCCGATGAGGAGTCACGAAAAGCAGGTCACGAAAGCCTGGGCGATGGTAGGGAGACACGCGGCAAAAAGCTCCACGAGCAGGGCCTCCGCCTCCTCCCCGTTACTACATCGCACGGTCCGCTCCTCAACGCTCACGAGCTTTCCGGCCTCATACCGGCCCGCTGTGTGGGTCACGGATACTTCTCCCGTCTCCCCGTTGAACTCGATGTACACCCCGGACCCGGAAGTGGTCCCGTGGAGAACGGCGTCATCCAAGAAGCTCTGTGCCAAGCAGTAGGCGTCCCGGAGGGTCTGAAGCCTACCGGGAAGGGCCCGGTGGCAGAGGTCCATCAGGACCCAGGCCGGGACGGTTATGGTTGCCCCGGGGTCCGGACGTCTGTCGGCTATCCCGCGCAGGACCTTCTCGGGCTCCACCGGACCGTCAACTGTCATCTCAAGGACTTTACTGTTTTTGCAAGTCATCTTCATCATCGCTCCTCCTCCTGTGTTGGGGTCAAACTCTCCCTGCCGACTCGGACGGCCCACCGCTTGCGCTACCAGCAACCGAGCATTTGTGTTTGGTATAGCGGTGCTTTCCCGGTGAAAGAGGGAGAGTGGTACTTCCCTCCTCTCCTAGATGTTCACCACCTCGAGCCCTTTGCTATCGGCCCAAGCGTGGGCCCTCTCGTCAGCGTCCCGGCGGCTTGAAACGTACTCCCAGGTCACCGGCCACTCGTCACCGGTGTCGTCATCAATCACTACCTCGGACACCGTCCACTCCGGGTTCCCGTCCGGCCCTCGGTCCGGGCCCGTCACCTCAATGACCCTCGACATCGCTACCTCCTAGCAGGAGACGGGACAGAATCTCCGCCTCCCGAGCATCAGCCTTCCGGATGGCCCGGAGGTGTTTCCGCTCTTGGGCCTCCATCCGGCGGCAGGACCGCTTGGCGGCCTCGTTCTTGGCTTTCTGGAGCTCGGCAGTGGTCATCGGACCTCCTAGATGAGAGAGTAGAAAAGGGGCCAAGCCTCGCAACCGTGCTGGCAGGTCCCGTCCGGGTCAACCCCTCGGCAACCGTCCGTGGCCGTGGCGGAGCAGTTCTCAATCATCCGCTCGATGGCCGACTGTGACGGAGGCTTCACACAGGGCCTCCAGTCCGGGTGTCTCGCAAGGACCTCATCCCGGTCCAGCCCGTCCTTGATTCTTGCTACCTTCCCGTGTCTCACGATAACGTAGTTGCCCTTCATCTTGTCCCTCCTACCTGACTGCCTTCTCGATAATCTCGAGGCCCTTATACCCTCCGTGCTGTTTCGAGAGTTCAGCGTACCAGCTTGCGCTCGGTTCCTTCGTGGTCGTAGTAGACGGTGTACTCGGATGTGTCCTTGTTGCGTGTCACGGTGATGGGGGCTGGCGCCTCATCAACCCTGGCGGTCGCCTCACCAAATTCGGCGGC